TTGCTTCAATCCTAAAATAGTAACCATGTCAGAGGAAGAAATTCTCATGGATGAGGGCTGTCTGTCATATCCTGGCCTATGGTTGAAAGTTAGACGCCCAGAAGGCATCGAAGTTACCTATGAAGATGCAAAAGGTGAATTACAGGAGAAAGCCATGTTTGGTTTGGAAGCAAGGATATTTCAACACGAATATGACCATATGGAGGGCCTCAATTTTACCCAACGCGTTTCTAAACTAAAAATGGATAGAGCAAAAAAACGTCTAAAAAAGATACAAAAAAAACTTGACAAACCTGTTTTGCCGTGATAGTAAAAATCGTTTAAAATCAATGACTTAGAAAAAAATGACAGATTCGGTCATTTTTTGCTTGACAAATCCCTCTCAATGTGATAGCTTTAGTATAGATAATGAGAGAGGATTCGTTATGATTAAATTTCTAAAATACATTCCGAAAAAGTTCCATTACCGTCTTGGGTACATGGTTGGCCTCACCAAACGGTGGAGGCGTCTTAATTAAAGAATATGAAGAATTTTTTCGTATTATTCACGAAATATCTCCATTTTTTTGTTGACAAATCTTTCTGAGTATGGTAGTTTAAAATTATGATGAAGAAAAACACAATAGCAAAACTTCTTGCTGAAGAAGATATTTTTGTAGTCCATAAGCAGATGCCTACGGCCTACTTTGATGTAAAGAATCGTGAACTTGGTCTTCCTATCTGGAAAGAGAACACGATGACAGACGTTGAAGAAGAACTTCTTATCTGTCATGAAATCGGTCATGCTCTGTGGACTCCATTAGATATGATGGAAAAGACACAGTTGCGTGAGATCGAACATTCGGTTGTCAATGTTCTTGAAGATGCTCGTATCGAAAAGAAAGTTATGAACAAGTATCTTGGTACTGTTCGGATTTTCAAAAATGGTTACGAGTCTCTTATCAAGAAAGATTTCTTTGGAACTTCTGGTAAAGATTTGTCAAAGCACAATCTGATTGACCGTATCAATCTTCACTACAAAAACAATGTTGGTGTTCCTTTTTCAGAGGATGAACTTGTTTGGGTTGAGAAGGCTGGTAAGACTGTAACATCTGATGATGTTCTTGACCTTGCAGAAGAGTTGATTGCATGGATGAAAGAAAATCCTGAGTCGATGGGTGAGCCAGATGAGTCTGGTGATACTTCTGGTGAGTCGATGGGTGATCCTATTGATATGCCTGGTTCTGGTTCTTCTGGTGAGTCTGGTGAGTCTGGTGATATTGGAGAGATTGCAAAAGAACTTGCTGATGCCATAGAGAATGGTAGTCCAGAGGAGCTCTCCAAGAAAGTTGAAGAATTTAAAAATGAAATGGAGAAATCAAATGACAGTTCTAACACTAGTGGTAATGATGATGCCGGTGACAGCGATGATAATTCTGACAGTGACGGCAATGATGATGATGCTGAAGCCAAAACCAGTGATGATAAGGAAGTAACAAAAGCACCAGATACCAAAGATGTTATCGAAGGTGGTAAAGATGGTTCTGGTGGTGCTGCTGCCATGCCTAACATTACTGCTGAGACTGCTGATAAGTTTGGTAAGTCACTTCAAAATGCTCGTGACCTTGATGCAGAGAGTTACACCTATGTTCGTATCAATGACCTTGATTTGAATAAGATCATAGTTCCTTACAAAACTGTAGTAAGTGACCTTGAAGAGCATTACACTAAAAATGGCACTGATAAAACTGATCGATTCGTTTTATCGACTCTTGAGGAAATCAACGAAAAGAAAAAATCTGCAAAGAAAACAGTTGCTTACATGGTCAAAGAATTTGAGATGAAGAAATCTGCCGATGCGTATGCTCGGGCTGCGGTTTCTAAAACTGGTTCTTTGGATATGGGTAAACTTCATACTTACAAGTACAATGAAGATTTGTTCCGTAAGGTAACTACTCTGCCTGGTGCAACAAATCACGGTTTGGTAATGTGTCTCGATTGGTCTGGTTCGATGGCTAATAATCTCAAAGATACTCTGACACAGTTGTTCAATCTTGTTTGGTTCTGTCGCCGGACTAAGATTCCTTTTGAAGTCTATGCGTTCTCTAATCAGTATACAAAATATAATGATGTTAAGTTTGAGCGTGAAGCTGGTGCTTTCAATCTTGATAGTTTTGTAATGTTGAACTTCTTTTCTTCAAGAATGACTACTGATGAAGAAATGAAAATGATGCACTATCTCTGGATGATTGCAAACCAGTGGGGATATCGTGATTGGCGTGAGTGTGGATATCCTAGACGGACAAAAAATGGCTATTGCTTGGGTGGAACTCCACTAAACGAAGCCATTATCGCAATGATGAAAATCGTTCCTAAGTTTAAGAACGATAACAATCTACAGAAAGTGCATAGTGTTTTTCTGACTGATGGTGCTGGTTCTAGTCTGACTCACAAAAATGAGTGGACTCTCATCACTGACAAGAGGGATGAAAAATACGGTGATCACTATCTTGGTCATGCTAGTCTGCGTGGTAAGACTGTAATCACTGATCCTGTTACCAATGAAACCCTTTCTTCTAAGGATAGGTATGGTTTCGATATGACTCCTACTCTCCTTGGTTTTCTCAAGAAGCGTGTTCCTGACATGAATGTGGTTGGATTCTTTGTTGCCGGTTCTGGTAGGTCTGGTAAGGTAAAACCTGATACTCTACGGTATGCGATTGATGGATGGCAGTATGATTACGGTAAAAGTGAGAGAATTCAAAATGCCCTAAAAGAACTAAAAAAGAACAATGTGTTCGTTGCAAAATCGAAGGGTTATGATGAGTACTACATTCTGCCTGGCTCGATGAAAACAGCGGAATACGAATTGTCTGATGATCTGGTTGGTGCATCTAAAGCAAAACTCAAGTCTGCTTTTGGTAAGTCCACTGCTGGTCGAGTGTCGAGTCGTCCACTATTGAACAAATTTATTTCGATGGTGGCGTAAAAAAGTTGTTGACAAATGTTTCTGAATGTGTTAGCATAATTATATAATAGAGAGAGAAAGAGGTTACTATGTATCTATCACCACGTAAAAAATTGTTTGTTGATACCGCTGCCGAAATGTTTGGTATCGGTGCTACAATCTCCAAACAAAATGTTCGGGAAGCTGCCGAGAAGGCAGGGGTTCCGTTTCCTACTTGGTTCATGAAACCAGAGTTTAAAGCACATTATGGTGCGTACACTTTGCCAGGTGGAGCTCCTGTTGCTCCTATTGCGGCAACTACTACCACAGAGTCAATAAATACTACTGTGAATTTAGTTGCTTCCACTGAAATCGAAAATCTGGTTCCTACCAAATTTGAGGGTTTTGTCGAGTGGGGTCATTTCTCGACTCTCACCAAGATTATCAAATCTGGTTTGTTCTATCCAGTTTTCATCACTGGTCTTTCTGGTAACGGTAAGACGTTGATGGTTGAACAGATTCACGCTAAGTTCAAAAAGGAACTTATTCGGGTGAACATCACCATCGAAACTGATGAGGATGATCTGCTCGGTGGTTTCCGTTTGGTGAACGGTGAAACCAAATTCGTTCCTGGCCCTGTGATTGAGGCAATGGAACGTGGATGCACTCTACTCCTTGATGAGTGTGACCTTGGTTCTAACAAGTTGCTTGCATTGCAGCCTGTTCTTGAGGGTAAAGGTGTTTACCTCAAGAAAGTGAACAAGTGGGTCACTCCGAAGGATGGCTTCAATGTCATTGCTACAGCCAATACCAAAGGCAAAGGCAGTGAAGATGGTCGGTTCATTGGAACCAACATCCTCAACGAAGCATTCCTAGAACGGTTTGCAATCACTATCGAGCAGCCCTATCCCTCTGCTGCAATCGAAAAGAAGATCGTAGTTGGTGCGATGAACAAGTACGGTTCAGTCGATGAAGACTTTGCTACAAACCTTGTTACTTGGTCAGAGGTTATTCGTAAGACCTTCTTTGATGGTGGAGTCGATGAGGTTATCTCGACTCGGCGCTTGGATCATATAGTTAAAGCCCACGCCATCTTTGGTGACAAGATGAAGTCCATTGAACTGTGCGTTGCTCGTTTCGATGAGGATACTAAGGCATCCTTCATGGACTTGTACACCAAGATTGATGCTGGTATCGAAGTTGAGACTGTAGAAGAAGACACTACAGAAACAGAAGATGCTTTCTAAAAGTTCTCTCTCGACTTGGGGATGCTTCGGCATCCCCATTTTTTAAAAAAGTGCATTTTTTTCTTGACAAATCCTTTTAGCTGGTGTATATTATAATAGTAATTTTAATTTAATAGAGGATTCGTTATGGCAAAGTTTGCAAACATCAACATTGAGTTTGATGCTGAGATAAAGAAAGTGAAAAATCTACGTAAAGTATCTGAACGTCTAATTGTTGAATCCTCTAAGAAGTGGGAAAAAAATAAGATCAACATCATTACTGCTGGTACTGGTGTTGGTAAGACTTACAATATTATGAACACTTTGATCCCCTCTGATATTAAGGAAGGTATTAATAAATTTTTGTTCTTGACTGTATTTAAGGATAACGTAGATCAAGATTATAATGACATGAAGAAGGCTTTGCGTGGCAAAGCAGATGTTACAAAAAGTGTTGATGAATTTCTTAATGCAGATGATGATTATCCTATAGTTTTAGTTTCCACTGTGGCTCTTGCCGTAAATGGTGGTACAGATCAAGAGAATGATCAAATTTTTATCAATTATCTAGAAAACGAAAAATTTTCTCTGTATTGGGATGAGGCTCATTTCGGTGGTTCTTCCTCACCTGAGGCTGCTTTCTTTAACACTGGTCATCGTGCTGTTGAATATAAAGCATCTTACTATAAGTTTGCAGAAGCTCTTGCCCTTCTGGAAAATTCAAAAGTCTTTGGATTTACTGCAACACCTTTGTTTGAGCACAAAGGTCTGATTCCTGACATTAACTCTAAGATGTATAATCTTCTGGTGAAAAAAGAAGATTGGGCAACGCAAGAAGAATTGACTGAGATCACTAGTCAATTGCGTGGAATTACTGTTTACAATCCAGATAAGGTTGGTTTTGAGGCAGGGATTCAACTTGCACTAATTGATTATTTGGCATTTTCTGAAAATCGAGAACTTGAAGTTAAAATCATTAATGCACATGAACCAGCTCTTAAACTGATACCGAAAACTATTATGACTTTAAATGCTGGTATGGATCGTGACAATATTACCTCTTCTCTCACTCTTGCAGAACAGGTTGAAGTTGTCAAAAATTATTTGGAAGGAAAAATTGATCCTGCTTTGTTTGTCTTGGGAAAGGCTACAGAAAAGGGATATTTTATCGGAAATCTTTTGGGTGAGTGGAAAAAGGTGAAAACCTTTGATGAATTTACTAATAAGATGAAAGACTCTAATGATCCTTTGCGTTTTATTTTTCATATTGAAAAGTTTAAGTTTGGTCTGAATGTCTCTAACATTTCTCATGAGGTTCATTCACGTGAGCGCAATCAGTCCGGCCCAAATGTGGTAACAGTTTCCATTCTTCAGATTTTCGGTCGTGCTGTTCGTACCAACTTTGGAATTGAAGATTTGAAAGATAAAGATGGAAAAAATGTAAACTATGTGTCAGATGCTGTAGACTGGCTTGTAGAGAACTACAAGGACTCTCCTGTTTTTAATGAGTTGCGTGAGTACATGAAATTGCAAAACTCTCACACTTTCTTTGTTCCTGACACTGAAACTTACAAAGTTGCTGTTCCAGAGTGGCAAGATTATTACTCTGCACCTCTTTCTATGAGTCAGTTTAATTGGGTAGACCGTAACGGTTTCAAGAAAGTTATTCGTCCCTCTCAACAAGAACGTGATGCCGCATATAAGTTAGCTCAAAAGGATCGTTGTGAACGTGAGGGCTGCAAGTGTTTTGAAGACTTTGTTACAAACCCACCAATAGGATCAGAGGAATTTCCTCTTTCAGAAGAGGAACGTCTGGTAAACTATATAAAAGGTCTGGAAGTTGATCACGTTGATCGTAATCTAGACAACCTTGATCCAGAGAATTTGAAAACTTACTGCCCCAATGCACACAGCGGTAAGACTATGAAGTATGAGGACTATATGCCTAAATGAAAATTTATACTTTATTGCAAGAATCTCAAGGGATTGACAGTTTATTTGATAATGTAAAAATTCGTGGTGGGGCCCACCTATCAGTATTAAATCAAATTATTGCTTTACAGGAGTTAGGTCATGAGGTAAGACTGTGTATTCTAAAGGGCAATGTAAAACATGAGTTGGTTGATAATTATCAAAAAGATTTGAACTTCCCTTCTACTGAGCCTCATGGAAAAAAGTTTTATCATGACCATAAGAAAATACTACCAAAATATCTCAAAACAAAAGTTAAAAAATTTAATCCAGATTTAATAATTTCTCAAGATTATAAAAACTGGTATTATAAAGATTTATCTTATGAGTATCCTTTTTTATGCATGGTTCATGCAGCTCCAGCGTATATCCAAGATTTAAGAAGGGGTATTGAATATGATGATCTACAAAAAATAGGTCATAAAATTGCAACACCAAGTAACTATGCAAAAGAAAAATTTATAAGATTTTATACTCAACCAAGAAAAGAGAAAATTCCACACATAATTCCAGACTATGTATTATATCCATCATCTTTTAAAAAGATGAAAATCAGACCACAAACAAATAAAGTTTTTCATGCGTCTCGAGCATGTGCAGAAAAACAAACATTCTTAATTGCTGAATATCTTAAAGACACGAATTTTGATAACATAATCTGTACACAAAGTCGCAGTAATCCTCCGAATGAAAAAAACGATAAGTATCTTAAAAGTAACTTGACAAAGTATATGGACAGTGTTAGTCTAGATTTACCTCATACTGATATTATGAAAAAACTTGAAACTTGTGGTGCAACATTTGTTGGTCTTGCAAATTATGATACATTTACTATAACCAGTTTAGAATCTTTATCAAGAGGTGTGCCTTTATTAGTTAAAAACAAGTATGACTTAGAACATCCAGCGATGGAAATGGTTGATAAACAAATGAAAAGATACGTTTATCCATTCAAGGATAAAGAAGATTTTATCAACAAAGTAGAAGAGTTTTTAAATATCACGTTAGAGGAAAGGCAAAAGATAGCTGATTCATGTTATGAAAAAATGGGATGGGACAGTTTTAAAAAAACTTGGAATCACGCAGTAATGGAAACAGTTGAGAGTTTTAAAGAGAGAAAAAATGTACGATTTTTCTAAAGGTGGCGATACCTTTCATTGTAGACCAAACAGCTCTGATGAGTATGTTGTTCGTGAGTGCTACTCACCAATGTATTTTAAGGATTATATGAACTACAATGAGAATGATATTGTCTTAGATGTTGGTGCGAATATAGGAGCATATTCCACTAGAGTTTCAAAATTAGTCAAAGAAGTTTATTCTTTTGAAGCACTAAAAGAGAACTATGACCTTGCACAGAAAAATTTAGATAGGAACAATGCAACAAATGTGAAGCTATTTAATTATGCATTGATTGGAACAGATGATGATGAGATAAATTTTTATTTGAGTAAAGGTAAAAATTTAGGGGGCCATACAATATTACCCACAAGAGGTAGAGGAATTACAGTTGTAAAAGCAAGAAAGTTCTCTGATGTTTTGTCCGAAACAAAGGCAACAAAAATTAAAATGGATATCGAAGGTGCTGAGTGGAATATATTAAGTGAAGATGACATTGATTGGTCAACAGTAGATGGTTTAGTTATGGAGTGGCATCATAAGAGTTTTAATAAAACAAGAGTAGAAAAACATTTATGGGTCATGGATTATTTAAAACAAAATTTTAAATTTGTTGAAACTAACCTTGACTTGAGTAAAAAGACATGGTATGCTAATATTTGGTGTTATAATGACTAGTGCATACCATCCAGCTAAAATAGGCGATATTGTATATTCTCTCCCAGCAATCCATAGAAGAGGTGGAGTGGATACCTATTTCATCAAACGTCCAGAGGTTGCAAAATATCTCAAACGTCTGTTTGAGTCACAGTCATACATTGGTCAGGTTGTTCAATCAGATAAACCACCAGCAGGAGTTACAATAGACTTCTCTGACTACCAGAGTTTTTATCGTCTAATGCTAAGGTGTGATTTGATATCCCTTAATTGCATGGTGGCTGGTGTAAGGACACACCAATTCCCTCTTAAAATTTCGAGTGTGAGTTTACGATCAAAACACGTTAAGTACATGAACTGTAATATTGACCTTGATGAACATCGTGATCTACAGATGTGGCGTCCTAACCAACGGTGGTTGGATGTAGAGCCTATTCATAAGTCAGACATCATTATAAATCTAACAGAGAGATATCATGATTGGAATAATGAGAAACATAATCCCACATTCTTCTTTGACTACACAATTCTTAAAGACTATGATTGTGGATTTATCGGATTAGATCATGAGTATGATTTGTTCTGTGATCGTTATGGTTTTAAACCTCAACGTATTCCTGTAAAAGATGGACTAGAAACTGCACAGTATATTGCAGGGTCTAAACTATTTGTAGGTGCAGCTAGTTCTGCAAAAGCAATTGCAGAAGGACTCAAACATCCCATGCTCATGGAGATATCAAAAGACTGGCCAGATGATCTTCCTAAAGGTTCTCATGGTCATTATCATATCAATAAAGAGATTGTAGAATATTATCTTAACAATGATATACCACAAGCAACTCTACCAGAGATAGAAATAAAAGAGAAAAAAGAAGAGGGATTGGAAGCATTTTTTTCTTAGGTGCATTGACTTTTTGTATAAAATAGTTTATAAATAATATAGAAGATGCCATAAAGGGTCTTTAAATATAATCTTGCTTAGTAAAGGAGATATAAAATGGTTACAAGCAAAGCTCTAAGTCTGTTCGACAATTTCAATCAACTAACACCGTATGCCGTAGGTTATGATCGTATGTTCGATAACCTAACTCGTTATGTGGATAATAACGTATCATCCACAGGATACCCACCCTATAACATTCGGAAGGAAGGTGAATATAACTATGTCATTGAGATGGCATTGGCTGGGTTCAGTAAGGAAGACATTGAAGTAGAGATTGCCGATGGTACACTCTCTATTCGGTCTGACAAGAAAGATGATGCCTCAGATAAAATCTATCGTGGTATCTCATTTCGGAAGTTCAATCGTAAATTTACATTGTCTGATGACATTGTAGTTAACGATGCTTCCCTTAACAATGGAATGCTTACAATCAATCTTGAGCGTATCATTCCAGAAGAGAAGAAGCCTCGACTCATTGAAGTTAAATAACTTCAATAAAAATACAGGGGGGAACTTGACAAAGTTCCCCTCTTTCTATATGATGGGTAATATGAAAAATTTGAAAATAGATTATAAGTATAATGAAGACCTGGCTCTCAAAGAGTTGTGTGATTACATTGATTCCACGTACAGTGAACATTACAGTAAAAACAAATTTCAAGCCACAGAGTTCATCATTGATGGTGGACATGGTGAAGGTTTTTGTATCGGTAACATACTCAAGTATGCACAACGATATGGAAAGAAGAATGGCAAAGACCGTAAGGATTTGCTGAAAGTGATCCATTATGGGATCATTGCACTACACGTAAATGATATGGAGAAACGTGATAATGAAACTAAGTGAACAAACAGTATCTATACTGAAAAACTTCTCAACAATCAACCAGAACTTGGTAATTAAACAGGGAAGTGAAATCTCTACAATGTCAGCAATGAAAAACATTGTATCAAAATCAAAGGTTGAAGAAACCTTTCCAGTAGAGTTTGCAATTTATGATTTGAATGAATTTCTATCTGCACTATCTCTTTTTCAAAATCCAGATTTAGATTTTCAAGAGAACTATGTTGTTATAACTGAGGCAGGCTCAAATAGTAAAAGTTTGAAATACTGGTATAGTGAACCATCCGTTGTGACCACACCATCAAAAGAGGTTACAATGCCGTCTGTGGATGTTGAATTTCCTATGAACAGTGGTATTTTGTCTGAAGTACAAAAGGCTGCCGCAGTGATTGGTGCTCCAGATATGGTTCTTGAAGATGATGAACTACGAGTTACAGATAAGAAGAATGATACTGCAAACTCTTACTCCACTTCTCTTGATACTAAATCATATGATGATGCAAGTTATAAGTTTTGGTTCAAAGTAGAGAACCTTAAACTTCTGCCTGGTGATTATGATGTTCAAGTTTCTGAGAAACGTATTAGTCATTTTCAAAATAAAAAGACACCCATAGAGTATTTTATCGCACTAGAACCTGAGTCGTCCTATGGTAATTAATCATGGATATGTTTTTATGGGTGGAACAGTATCGCCCTAAAACTGTTGATGATTGTGTCCTTCCACAGAATCTAAAAAATACTTTTAAAGAGTTTGTGGAGCAAGGTAACATACCAAATGTTATTTTATCTGGTGGGCCTGGTGTTGGTAAGACAACCATTGCCAAGGCCGTCCTTGATGAAATCGGTGCAACCTATATGATGATAAATGGTTCTGAGGAGTCTGGTATTGACGTTCTTAGAACCAAGATCAAAAACTTTGCGTCTACTGTGTCTCTTGAGGGTGGTCGTAAGTATCTTATTCTTGATGAGGCAGATTATCTAAATCCACAATCAACTCAACCAGCCTTGCGTGGGTTCATGGAAGAGTTTCACAAAAACTGTGGGTTCATACTGACTTGTAATTACAAGAATCGTTTGATCGAACCATTACACTCTCGTTGTAGTGTGATTGATTTTACAATACCAAAATCTGAGAAACCAAATCTTGCTATGGACTTCATGAAACGTGTGGTTGGTATTTTGCAAGATCAAAATGTCGAGTATGATAAGAAAGTTCTTATTGAAGTAATACAGAGACATTTTCCAGATTGGAGGCGCATACTAAACGAACTGCAAAGGTATTCTGTCTCTGGTCGTATTGATGCTGGTATCTTAGTTGATATGGCAGAGATAAATATTAAAGAACTGATGAAGTTCATGAAAGAGAAGGAGTTTACTAATGTTCGTAGATGGGTTGTTAATAATCTTGACATGGATGCTGTACGCCTTTATCGGAGTGTTTACGATAGTTTGTATACTTTCATTGATCCTAGTTCTATACCTCATGCTGTCTGTATACTGGCTGAATATCAATATAAAGGAGCATTTGCTGCCGACCAAGAAATCAACACCCTGGCGTGTTTTACAGAAATGATGGCAAGGTGTAAGTTCAAATGAGTAAAGTTATAGATGTATATGATGATGTTTTTGAAGATCATAATGCTATCATATTAGACGATAACATGAAACAAATTAGTTGGCAATATGATTATTACTCAAACAAAAAAGAGGCAAACAAACACTGGCACATTCTATGTGGCCACAACAAAGAAGAATGTGTGAGTGCTGGATATGACTGGGCTGATGAGATGTTTGATATGTTCAAAATCAAACTTGGTTTTGAAGAAAAATATATGGTAGATGAATATGTAAGAATTTACTGTAATGCTCACACTCATGGACTAGAACCACATATGCACGTAGATGATGGTGACTTCACCATGATCTATTATCCAAGACTTGATTGGAAACCTGATGCATGGGGTGGTGGCACTTTGATTGATGGCCAACTAGTTCCATACAAGGGCAATCGGTTGGTAGTCTTTGATGCATATCTAGAACATAAAGCAATGCCTGTTTCTAGAGAATGTTATGAACTTAGGAGTGTGGTTGTTTTTAAGTGTAATGTAAAGGGTGCAAATCGTGAACGACTCGACTTTTACAAAGAAGATTGATTTTCTCAAGAGTATAGGTTCTGATGAAACTAGTCACAGTGGTAGAACTTTACTAGAGCATCTAATAGGCACTAGTGAAAAGTTGAAAGAGATGGGAGCTCCACAGTATCTACAAGATGCTGGTCTGTTTCACTCTGTTTACGGCACCGCATACTTCATGCCAGATGATGGTTTAGTAAAGGATCGTCAAGTTGTCAAAGACTTGATAGGTGAACAGGCCGAGGAAGTTGCGTATTGGTTTTGCATACTAGATAAACCTAGAAATGAGAATATATGGAATATCGAATCTGACAAACTAAGGCAAGACCTAATTATGTTAGAACAAGCAAATCAAGACGATATGTTAGAAAGCAATATTATGAGTTGGGAAGAAGCCTATGGCATATGAACTAAAAGACTATCTCAATGCGATCAATCACACTAAAGAACCTCTCATGGATACAGAGGATGAAGAGTGGGAGAAAAAGTATCCACCGTTTATCGTAAATAAATGTCTTGCCGGTTTTCAAGATACCGTAATGCTCGTTAACGAAATCAACCAGTATCCGAACCTAGATAAGAAACTACAGTTTGACTTTTTAATAAATAGTATACGTCCAAGGAAAAGATTTACTCCTTGGGTGAAGGCGAACAAATTAGACGATCTAGAGTATGTTAAAGAGTTTTATGGATACAATAACGAAAAGGCAAGAGTAGCTCTTTCAATACTTAATGATGAACAAATCGCCACCATAAAAAGAAAATTAAATAAAGGTGGAAAAAATGGAACAGGTTAATTGGTCACAAGAGAATATGCTAGAGATTGGTTTGAATGAACCAGATGACTTTCTGAAAGTAAGAGAAACACTGAGTCGAATGGGTGTGGCTTCACGCAAAGAAAGAAAGTTATATCAATCATGTCATATTTTACACAAGCAAGGTAGATACTTTCTCACTCACTTCAAGGAATTGTTTGCACTAGATGGTAAACAAACGAACCTAAGTGAGAACGATATCGCACGTAGAAATACTATTGCAAATCTTCTTAAAGATTGGGGCTTGATTTCTATCATGGGTGATGCATCAGAGTGTGCGCCACTAAGTCAAATCAAGGTTTTAAGTTTTCGTGAAAAGGGTGATTGGGAGTTATGCACAAAGTATAACATAGGCAAAAAGAAAGAAGTCTGATGGAAAACTTTCGGTCCTTTATTACTGAGGAAGAAAAATCTGGATACAGTATTGTGGTTCTATCTACAAATACTGAGGGGAAAGGTATCACTTCTAAAAGAATAGAGGCGGAAGCAAATGAGCTAAATTATCCATCATATATCACTCCTATAGATAACACATATACAATGTTCAAGGATGGACAAAGAACCATACACAGAGGAGATGATGATAAAGGATTTAAGATACATCCTAGCAACACTGTTATTTTTGTGCGAGGAACACCAGAGAGAGATAGTTGTCTTGATTTAATATCACAATTACAAAGAGCAGGATATTGTGTTGTAAATAGTAGAAGTTGTATAGAGATTGCAGCTGACAAATATAGAACATATTTAAGATTAAAAGATTTTGGTCTTACACAACCCAAAACATCTCTTGTCCCTAATAAAGAATCCGTAGAAAAATCCTTTAATGATTTAAATACAAAGTTTCCTATTATACTCAAAACATTGAGAGGGGCAAAAGGTGTAGGTGTTCTATTTGTAGAGTCAGAAAGAGCACTTAACTCTTTGGTACAACTTCTATATAAACAAGATTCCGAAACAGACATATTAATTCAAGAATATATAAAAACTAATTTTGATGTTCGTGTTTTAGTTCTAGGTGGTAAAGTTATTGCCACGATGCAGAGAGATGTATTGGAGGGCGATTTTAGAAGTAACGCATCTTTAGGTGCTGATGTTAAAAAATATAATTTGACTGATTTAGAAAAAGAACATTGTGTTCGTGCTGCAAAAGCTATTGGTGGTATTTTTACTGCTGTTGATTTTATATCATCAAATGATCCAGAAAACAAACCACCATACATTCTAGAAGTAAATAGTAGTCCTGGCACAGAGAATATTGAAAAGGTAAACAAAAAAAATATTGTAAAAGATATTATTGAGTATTTTCAAAATCCAAAGATTAGATATACCGTTCCTACAGAGTGTGGATTTGAAGAAGTCGTAACAGTTAATCCTTTTGGAGAAATAACTGCTAAGTTTGACACTGGTAACTCAGCCGTATGTGTTCTTCATGCAGAAGATATAAAAATAAATGGAAAGAAAGTTACTTTTACAACAAACAACAAAACAATCACAACAAACTTTGTTGGCCAATCATCAGTCGTTAGTGGCTCTGGTAGGGATGATAGACCAATTGTAGAACTTGAATTTGAATATGCTGGAACAAATTTTGGGAAAGTTAAATTTGGGTTAGACAATCGTGAAGATATGTCAACTGATATTTTATTGAATAGAGATATAATGAGATTGATAAATGTTATGGTAAACCCACAGAGAAAATATTTAATTACTACTCCATTAGCTCTTGACAATTAATAAAACTCTGTGTTATATAAATACTTCTAACTATTTGTATGGAGAAATTGAATGTCACTTCAGAAGTATGTTCATCAGTTAAACCCTCGTCAGGAATCACGTAAAAATCACGTAGAGAGAGTTCAAAATCTTAGAGAGCTTACAATTTCTCCAGACTATCAAAGTAGAGGTAACTTTAATCCATTCTATGTTTTAGACGTAGATGAAAAGGATATAAGGTCAGCGGTTGGTGATGGTGAAATTAAATATAAGAGTGTAGATACTGGCTCTGGTAATCTTGTCAAGAATTTTGGTGGTAAGTATAATTTTCAGATAAATGTAAATGATGAAGACACTGGTTATTATATTATCGTTCCTAGAAAGTCCGTAAAGTCACACTTTGGTCAAAAAACGAGAAAAGACTCTACGGCATCATCAAATGTAAATGAGTTTTTGTCAGTCTATTTTCTGGTTCATACAGACTATACAGACCCACAAAGTTTTCAATCAGAGATTGGTGGTAAAACTGGAAACACTGGTGTAGTAGATGGGGATGGTAAAGCAGTTACATATGAAGACCTTGTTGCGTTGATTGATAAAGATGAAAGTGCTGATAGAGATATTGAGATAGGATATCAGAACTCACTCGCAGTAAAGAAAGATTTGCCGGGTAAGATTGATACTCTATTTTGGGTTCCTAGAAGAAAACCAGATGGTATTGGAGATAAGAATCCATCAGATGTAATCATCAAATTATCAGATGGTAACTATGTTGGATACTCAAATAAGATTGCAGCCGGTAAAGATGCAACACCAAAGATTAACACAAACATGACTGCATTTTACTCAAAGATGGGTGATGCCAGACAGTTGCAAAATATTAAAAATATGATTGATAAAGCATGGAAAGATGCGGCTGCAACTATAGATAGTAAGACTCCAAACGCATATAAAGCGATACAGAAGTACGATATAACCAGAGAAAAGTTTAGTGAGAGTTCATCTCAAAGGTCTTTTGCAACTCTTGCTCGTGCGTTTAAAAAGGATAGACTTAAATTCTATCAGGAGGATTTCTATTACAAATTTCGTAACAACCTGATATCCGCATTTACAGACTACATATCAAATTCAAAGAATATGTTATACTTAATCAACACTGTTGGATACTACACATATGATGATCCAGATACAACTCCTTGTCCATACAAACTACTTGTTGGTAGCGAGAAAGGATCAAAGATCACAGAGGTATCTTCTGATGAGGATAAAAGACAGATATTTTTTGCAGACAAGTCTACAGACCTAACGAGTGTAAAAACAAATTATAACAATAAAGGACAATCTTTTGATCTTGCATTTGGGTATAGACCATCAAAAAGTATCATATCTGCACCTATGACCATTAGGACAAGATCACAAGGTGGATGGGGCGGAAAAAGTTTATACATCACCACAAGTGGATTTAAAGTAAAATGATTACTCGTTCAGACATTGCTCAACTAGAGAAGTATGCTGACAGATTGTTTAAGTCTGTAGGTATTGATGTAGAGTTTACACGCCACTTTATTGATCGTGCAAATGATGCTCGTAATAAAAAGGATATCACATCAGCAGAACTTACAAGATTATTCAAACAATCATATAAGAAATTTGGTAAAAAAATTGCTGCACTTGGGCCAGATGCACAGGCAGTTATCAACGATATGAAAACAGATATCAATATGCCATTTGTGCTAAAGAAAGATGGTAATGAACTAGACCTCGTTGCAAAAACAGTTATGAGAAAGAAAAATTTTATGACTTCTAATCCAAAATTATCTTTTGAGTCCTTTTTGAACGAGTCAAAAGCGGGCAAGAACCTTCACCTAGAACATCTGGAAGATGAGATCATCAACTATGGTGTGGATGGTGGACGGGCTGCACTGAACTTTCTGCGGTCACTACGTGATATGTTAGCTGGTGCAAGTCGTTCTTCCGTAAACATGACAGTTAAGTGGGACGGGGCCCCTGCGATCTTTGCGGGCATAGACCCAGCGGATGGTAAGTTCTTTGTCGCAAAAAAGAGTGTGTTTAACGTAGACCCGAAACTATACAAGACAGACAAGGAAATAGATGATGATTTATCCGGCACACTTAACGCAAAATTTAAGGTTGCACTCGCAGAACTTTCAAAGTTGGGTATTAAGGACGTACTTCAAGGCGATCTTATGTTCACTGATGATATCGAAACGGATACGATTGATGGACAGAAATACTATACTTTTCAGCCTAATACTATCGTGTATGCTGCACCTGTTAATAGTGATCTTGGTAGAACATTCGCTAGGTCTAAAATAGGTATTGTGTGGCATACCACATACAAGGGTAAAGAGTTACAGGACATGAAGGCGTCATTTGGTGCAGATATATCAAAACTTAAAAAGACCAGCTCAGTGTGGATGGATGATGCAACATACAAAGATACCTCTGGTAAATCTACCTTTACTGCAAAAGAAACAGAAACAGTAACAGCAATTCTATCTCAAGTAGGTAAAACATTTCAAAGAATTAACTCTGGACAACTTAAAAGATTTCTTGCACTACAAGATAGTCTTACAGGTAACATGGCTGGTGCATCTCTCAAGACATACAACAATAGTAAAGTGCGAGCAGGTGAAAGAATTAAGAGCCCCAAATCTCATGCAACTGAGTATCCTATGTGGGTTCAAGCGCATACACAAAAATTAATTGATAAGGCTAAAAGTCCTGCTGGTAAGAAGAAATACGAGAATATTCAAAAAGAAATGGTGCGAGAGTTCAAGAAATATGCAAAAGTCTTAGAATATGTTATTACATTTCAGAATTTACTTGTAGATGCAAAGATGCTAATCGTAAAAAAACTAAATAGTGTAAAGGGTTTGACAGATACATTTATTAAAACA